GGCAGGAAGGAATGGAATGGACTACACTAGGTCTTATCGAGCGTGTAAGAGCATGAAATTGCGAGCAGTGATCGGAGGCTGGACAGATTATTACGTGAATCATTCTGACGATTGGGCCGCATTTAATGTGCATGGCGAACGCGTTAATGTTCACGACATCAACCTAGATAGCGATGTGATTATTTTTCAATGGGGATTCAATGCATTGCGGACCACCATTGGAGAGATCACTAAGACAATGTCTTTGATTGATAATTGGCTTAAGGAGTAACATAATGCCAACACAAATGCATTAAGAACATTATTGTTCACTGGATTGCATATTTCATTCGATGAGGGAATCACGCAACAATTTTCCAATAACACATTTCCAGACAAAGAGGGAGATCACCAAAATGTGGGAAAACATTAATGGCGAATGGGTTTACATGGACAAGGAAATGGGGGCAGATGAATATGCGAGACAGAATTCTTCTTTGGTATACAGTGATGACGCTCAGTGTCGTGTGCGTGATTATGGTGATCGGCTTACTACGGGTAGGATTGCTGTCGGTGTGGCTGGGGGCATGATTGCTGCGAAGGCGGTGCCGAGGATTGGGGGTTGGCTGTTGTGGATGGCAGGATTATTTTTCGTGGCAATGATTGTGATGTGATTTTTCCAAAGAGCTTTGTTGTAAGAAAATATGACAACAAATTAAACTATTCAGTTCACAATGTCATTCGTTATTATACAATAAACCCGCAAACCTTTGTGTACTGTATGATGCGTTCTACAGAGAAAGTTACTGTTAGAGTAGATAGCGAAAAAATTGTGGCCATGAATGATCGGATAGGACAACCTAAATACATTCACTTTCCACACGAAACTCCTGTAGATAAACTTGTTTGCGAGATGTTTACTAAAAAGGACTCACTGGTTGTTTTAGATAAGCCTCAGGACGCAATAAACCCCACACTCTTTTAGATTCCCGGCTGGACGGGTAATACCAGATCACGAAATGAAATTGAGCCATACACGAAGGGAAACGATCATGGCTGTTGTTTATTCTTCTCTTTCTGACGACTTTGCTGGCAAGAAGGCTTTCTTTACTGCCCAGAACTCAGCTGTTTCATTTAAGGAACTGCGCGGCAAGACAATTGAGATCAAGGATATTGTTATCACTGAGGATGATGTTGCTGACCCGGATACTGGCGAGATTGATACGCGTCGGGCTATCACGGTGATTGACAAGGACGGGAATGCTTTCGGAACTTCGTCTCAGACAGTGGTGGCCCAGATTCAGCGGCTTGTGGATATCTTGGGCGACGTTAAGTCATGGCCCGAGCCGGTGGCTGTGGAGATTGGGACGGCGAAGTCTGGGCGCGGGCGTGAGTACACGACAGTGACTCTGGCATGAGTGTTCTTGTAGGATAGTGATTGCCCCCTGCCCCTTAGGGGGCAGGGGGTGATTGGTTTGGTTAAGTCTCATTGGGGTAAGCATTATCGGTCGTTTAAGCGCGGCGCTAAGCGTGTTGGTAATACGGCGGCTAGTGTCCGGGATTTTGTTGGGTCGTTACATTTTGATCCCTTGCCTGACACACTGTCTGTCGAGCAGGGCGATGTTAAGGTTAAGTCGGCTAAGGCGAGCGCTCGTGAGCAGCATCGTTCTGAATTGGATAGGGCCCGCGATTTGCTTCAAGGTGAGCGCGATCGTGCTATTCGCAAGATGTATAAGATGGCTACTAGCGACGATGGCGCTGATATTAGGGGAACTAAGTATGACCCTATTGGCAAGTCGTCTGTGGGCAGGGTGACGCTGAAGAATGCTGCGAAGGAATTAGAGAGACTCAGTGAGTTTAATAATTCCGACAGCGTTTGGTATTATTCTGATAGAAAAGGTAATCCTATTTCCGCTAAGGACGTTCGCCGCTACCGTGAAGCCGTCAAACGATATAATGCCGACATTGACGCATATGAGAAGTCTGTTTCTGGAACAAAACTACCTTACATGGGAGACATTACTGTCGGCGACTGGATCAGGGATTTTCGACCGTCAAGGACATATCTTTCAGGTGGTTCACATTATGCTCTCGAGAGGATGAATCCTGATAAGCGTACCGTTAATTTTGAGTCGGTGGACGCAATGCGCGAGAAGACTAGCAAAGTTCTGGATAGTCTCACTAAAAAAGCTAAACAGAAAAAGTTGACAGCGGCCAAGCAGCAAATTGCGGCGATGCTTGATACAATTGGTGATCCTGACTTATATGATATTCTTACCGACATTCCTGACGACGTACTGTGGTTAATGTGGACCGTAAATAGCGACTTTGCTAATCAGATATCTCTTATGTATGAGGCTGCAAAAGAAGGATATTATGACAGAAAAAGAGCAGGTCAAGATCTTTGGTATGACGATGTAGAAGAAGCGAACAGTGGGATTAAGTCTCTACTTAACGATATTAAAATGATCAAGATTAAGCCGGAGGATGATTTTAGTGGTTCGCCAGTCAATAAGCGTAAGTCCCGTAAGGGCCGGCGCTAGGCGTAGTCACAAAAAGATTCCTTCGTTTTGTGCGGACTTTGAGACAACAATAGTTGAGGATGACTGCCGTGTGTGGTCTTGGGGGATCATTCAGGTAGGGAAACTTCAGAATTATGTTGACGGCACTTCTCTTGATGGGTTTATGTCTCACATTTCTGAACGAGCATCATATATTTATTTTCATAACCTCGCTTTTGATGGCACATTTATTTTGGACTGGTTGTTGAAGCATGGCTATAAATGGGTCAAGGAGAATCCAAGCGCAAAAGAATTTACTTCTCTGATTTCTCGGATGGGCAAGTATTATTCAATTACAGTTGTTTTCGAAACGGGTTACCGAGTTGAATTTAGGGATTCATTTAAGAAATTGCCGATGTCGGTCGCAGCGATCGCTAAGGCTTTTAATTTGCACGATCAAAAACTTGAGATTGATTATGAAAAGCCGAGACCAATAGGATATATCCCTACAGAACAGGAAAAGAGATATCAGCGAAATGACGTAGCAATTGTTGCGCAGGCGCTCGCCGTTCAGTTTGAAGAAAAGATGACTCGACTTACAGCGGGCAGTGATTCTCTTGCGACATACAAGAAAATGTCCGGGAAACTATTTGTTCGTCGCTTTCCCATCCTCTCACCCGAAATCGATAGTGAGATACGAAAGGCATATCGAGGTGGGTTCACCTACGCCGATCCACGATTTTCTAACAGACTAAACGGTGAGGGCAGCGTGTATGATGTTAATTCGCTATACCCTTCGGTAATGCGAACCGCGTTACTGCCCTATGGTGACCCGATCTATTCGGATGGCGCACCACAGACTAACAGGCCCCTTTACATCGCGTCAATCACCTTTACAGCAAAGTTAAAACCGAATCACATCCCTTGCATTCAGATCAAAAAGAATCTTTCATTTAATCCAACACAATATCTTGAGGAAGTAAAAGAACCCACAACTGTGGTGGCAACAAACATCGATATTGAATTGTGGAGAAAGCACTATGACTTTAAAATCTATTGTTGGAATGGAACACTTGAATTCCGTGGGTCACACGGATTCTTCGACAATTATGTAGATCACTTTATGGAAATTAAGAAGAACAGCACAGGCGGACTAAGACAAATCGCTAAACTACATTTAAACAGTTTGTATGGAAAGTTCGCTACTAACCCCGATATTACGGGCAAACATCCTGAACTGAAAGATAATCGAGTATCTTTAGTAATGAATGAACCAGAAATGCGTGATCCTGTTTACACACCCATGGGCGTGTTTATTACTGCTTATGCTCGAAAGAAAACTATTAGTGCTGCGCAAGATAATTACGAAACATTCGCATATGCAGATACTGATTCTCTTCACCTTATCGGCCCTACATCGCCGCCAACATCTCTATGGGTCGATCCTGTAGAACTTGGAGCATGGAAACACGAGAGCACGTTCACTAAAGCCGTATACATTCGAGCGAAGCAGTACGCTGAAGAGATTGATGGGGTACTCGATGTCCACATCGCGGGCATGCCCCGTAACGTGGCTGCGACACTAACACTGCAAGATATGTTGCAGGGAGGCACATGGCATGGTAAACTAATTCCTGTAAGAGTTCCTGGGGGAACAGTCCTCAGGGATACAACATTCACACTCAAGATTAACTAGGTTGGTAATTATGGCACGCCCCGTTTCTAGTAAGGCAACCGTTCGTTTTCGTCTCGATAAGACTGTTATTGCAGACCTTGATGAGATGCACTGGGTTCTCCGTAAGGGCATGTCGGAGATCGTCCAGAACGCCCTTATTGAGTATTTGGCGAAGAATGCTCCCAAGTCTGTCGAGTAATTTCAAGTGGTGTCGAGACGCAACCTACTGAACTGGGCTCGGCCTATTCGGATAGCAGTCCTTGAAATTGCTTTCAGATGATTGGGTATTTATGGTAGGCTAGGAACGCAAGTTCCTAGCCTACCGCTATTTAGGAGGAATTATGCCTGACCGATATGGGCGAATGACCCAGGAAGAAAAGGCGGCTCAGCAGCAGAAGAATGCTGAGTGGTATCAGAAGAATCGAGCGGCTGTTGATAAGGAGAGGCAGGCAGGAAATGCTGCTCCACCTAAGCAAACTACTCTCCCGTCGGCGTCGGAGGTTGCCCGCAATCCTGGCGACGCTATTATGCACGGGGTAAGAGAACTCGATGACCAGGCATCTCGGGTAATGTCTAAGGATGTTTCTGGTAATGCTGGAAATGAGAGGGCTAAGGCGGAGCAGCAGGCACGTCATGAGGCCAATAAGGGAGTTAAGTCTAAGTACTCTGAGAACCCCGATTTACTTGCTAATCCTAATGATGCTGCTAGGGCCGCACAGGACGGGAACGCGCTCAAGAGAACCCCCGACCAGTGGCGCTCGATGGGTGAGGACCCTAAGGACCACCCCGACCAGGTGTACGATCCAGGAGATACCGACGGTAATAAGGTTGAAGTTTCCCCTGAGAAGGGAAACATGAGTCCTGGTGACCCTATTACTCCTGAAGATAAAGAAAAGGACCCTTGGGAAGAAACTAAGGCTGCCTGGAAGCATCTTACCGACGTTTTTGGTGAAAAGGTTAGCGCGCTTCAGAATGAACTTGAAGGACGACTAGCAAACGAACTTACGCCTACGGACAGGGAGGTAAATAATCCTTTTGCTGGGGACGACGTCCCCAGTTCCAAGGAAGCCACCATTGACGACGTAAAAAACACTCTTGAGTCTACGAAGAATGATTCTATGGCCGTCGCCAAAGGGGTTGGAGATATTGGGAGCGCCGCCTTGGATACCGCAGGGGCTGCAGCAAAAGAGGGTGGTAATGCTATAGTTGATGGTATGGGGCTCGACAAAGATGCCCTCAAGAGTACGGGAAAGACACTAGCAGGCCTGTCCGGGCTGTTTTCTAAGCCCGCCGACGCAAATGACAAGGTGCCTGATTCAGGCTGGCACCCTAAATCCATTAATGATCTTTTTAAGGGGAATTGATTATGCCTCAGTTGCGAGATGACACCTCGAACATTGATATGCTTAACGCGATCCGAAGTGACGCGCGCTATGATTACCAGAATATGGTTCCTGAGGCCACCAAGGCTAATGTTCAGGATACTATCGCGGGAATCATGTCGGATAACATTACCCGTAACCAGTTTATGAACTCACTGGTTAACCGCATCGGTTCTACTATTGTTCGCGATATTACATGGAAGAATCCGCTTGCGGTTTTTAAGCAGGGAATGATGAATTTTGGTGACACAATTGAAGAAGTGCACCTTGACTTTATTAAGCCCACCATCTATGAGGAGCAGCGTGACTATCTTGAGAGGGACGTCTTTGGGCAGAATCCTCCTCCTTCCAAGAGTGCTTTTCACACAATTAATCGTAAGGAAAAGTTTAAGATCACAATCAATCGCGACGTGCTTCGCAGAGCTTTTCTCTCAGATACCGGGCTTGCTGAGATGACATCTCAGATCATGGCAGTTGCAGCCTCATCTGACGAATGGTCCGAGTTCCTCTCTATGACGAAGCTGTTCAAGACGTATGATGAGAAGTTTGGTTTCTTCCGCATGCAGATTGCGGATATGAATACTTTTGAACCGGACAAGGTTAAGGTTGACGCGGCGCTTAAGGCCCTTCGAGTCGCTGCTAATAAGATGGCCTACCCTACACCCGCGTTTAATTCTGCCGGTGTGCATTCGTTTGGGAGACCGGATGACCTGGTGCTTATTGCGACTCCCGAGTTTAAGGCGAACGTCGACGTAACCTCGCTGTCCGCCGCGTTTAATCGTCAGGATGCCGAGGCACCATCCCACATTATTACTGTACCCGGCGAAGTGCTCAGCATGCCAGATACATCCGCTATTCTCACCACTCGACAGTTTCTTTTGATTAAGGATATCTTGCTCGAGAACCGAAGTATTTCTAACCCAGAGGGTCTTTATGACAATTTCTGGTTGCATCACTGGTCTGTGCTGAGTGCATCCCCGTTTACTCCCGCGATTGCTTTTGGGACTAAGCCGAATACGGTGGTGGTTACTCCTAAGGAGGAAACGAACGCTGAGATTCAGGCGATTACGATCACCAAGCGTGATGGTTCGGCGTCCTCGGTGATGCCTCCTGGCAGTATTCGACAGGCATCTTTCACCTGGAAGATTAAGCCGGCTAACGAGCACTATGCCACGGACTGGTACATTAAGAATAACAAGTCCAAGGGGACCACAATTACGAATGACGGTGTGCTCACTATCGGTAATGATGAGCCCGCAGGATTCCCCACAGTTGGCGTGAATGTTGATACTAAGGGTCCGGCTGGCACTAAGCCCGTCAATAAGGAGATTAACATCGAGATTAAGCCTTGATGTGATATCATAAGCGCACAGCCCCAACCGTTAGGGTTGGGGCTGTGCTTTCGCTTAGGAGGAATTTTGCCTAATCAGATCTACGACATGCCCCCGGATACTAGCGCGGGACTCTCTTTTGACTATAGCGTATGGTCTGCGGGGACCTTACTGTCTATGGTTAATGTTCCTTTCGACAACACTTATCGCGACATTATTGACTGGAATGCGTATGGAATGTCCCCTCGGGACTATGTGCGATCTATTTCGTCAAAGAGCAAGATCGAGTTGTCCAAGATGACCTACCTCGCCCAGGGCAAGCCTATTCGAGTTCCTACCCCTTTCAGTCTAGCGAACCAGTTTAACTATGTAATGGTTGAGAATCCTGGACGTCCTGCTGATATGCCTGGATTTGAAGGGTACACCCCAACCACGTTTTTCTACTTTATTACTTCTATTGAATATGTCGCCCCCAACACGACTCAATTAACTTTACAACTTGACGTCTGGTCAACATATTATTCTAGAGTTAAGCTTGGGCGTTCATATCTTGAGCGGGGACATCTTGGTGTCGTTGCCGAAGACTCTTTTGAGAATAATGGGCGAAAGTGGCTTGTTCAGCCAGAGGGTCTTGATGTTGGTGGTGAGCACAGGATCATGAGGACGTATCGGCAGGTTTTGTGTGATATGGAATCAAATGATTATTATGTAATTATCACCTCAACAATTGCACTTGCCAAGGAATTCGGTTATGGCAATTCTTCTAATCCTAGTGTGCACATGGCTATGTCATGCTCGGCCGAAAATCTTCCAAATGGTACAGCCATCTACGTATGCGACTACCTAAACTTTAAAAACGGTATATTTAATCTTGCTAGTTATCCTTGGATCACTCAGGGGATTGGTTCTATTACTATCGTACCTAAAAATACTATCAACATAAATGACCTTGCAGGACAGTCAACAATTGGTGACGGTGGAGTTAAAGTCGTGTGGGGAGAACTAGGCGCAGATTCCGTTAACATAAATACATCTTACCCTGTGACACAGTCGTCTTTTAGAGATGAACTGCTTAAACTTATTCCTAGTGAGTACCGTGAACTGAAAAAGTTTTTGACGTCGCCGTACCTAATTATTGAAATGACGTCGTATACAGGTAATCCTCTTGAGTTTCGCCCCGAATCAATTGGGTCACAGGGCCTTGAGGTCCAGCAGTATGCACATGTCGTGCCCCCAAACCCATCACTAATGTTTACGCTGAAGAATTATAACTCTAATAACAGCGACATTGTGTTACAGAATAATGGTAAAGTAATTAAAGACATTGGGGAGGGATGGGACTCAACTACCGGATACACCGCGCTGCCGACTTTTTCAACCCTAAACAATGCTGCATTAAATGCCTTAGCGTCATCTGCCCACACTACGGCGGCGCAGATTAATAACGCTAAATGGCAGCAGCAGCGTGCTCAGAGGGCGGCTACCGCCTCTCGCGATATCGCTAATGCTGGTATTGCCGCTACCGCGGCAGGGGCCGAGAACAGTATGTGGGGCAATTCGGCCATGGCTGACTCACAGTCTCGCTACAACAACCTGCGGGCAACCGTCCAGGCTGCGCAGGGCGGAATCATGGCTGCGGGCGGGGCACTGTCACTCAACGGACAGGCCGTCGGGGCGGGTCTTGCGCAGTCCGCTACTGCGGGGATTAACGCAATGATCTCTAATTCGCAGGCTCAGTCTACCGCGAATATTCAGAACCAGCTGGCTAGCGGTGCCTCTCAGATTAGTCAGACTCAGCAGCGAAAGGTGCGTGACACTAATTATGAGTTGGAGCAGTTCACGGCTAATGGGGACTACGAATCTGCTATCGCATCAATCAATGGTCCTCGTCAGGACATGCAGGTGATTCCTCCTAGCGTGGTAGGGCAGACGTCAGGATATGTGTCGGCGATTGTGTCACAAAATCTCGTGATTGACTGTCGAATGCGTTTCCTGTCTGAGTCCGCAATGAACGCTATTGGGCAGTATTGGCTGAGATATGGATATTTGATGAACTGCTGGGTCGCTATGCCCGACACGCTTTCCCTTATGACAGAGTTTACCTACTGGAAATTAGTTGAGTGTTACTTAGAAAAAGCCGATATGCCCGAGGCGTTTAAGGGCACTGTGCGGGGAATTTTTGAAAAGGGCGTAACGGTATGGCGATCTCCTGATAGAATTGGAACCGCAAGGGTGAGAAGTAATAGAGTTGACCATAGTGTAAGGGTGAGGCTTAATGGCTAAAAAGGATTATGTTAAGACTGGCATCTATAATAAAGTAATGCTTAAGCCTCCCTCTTCTAGCGAGGCAAGACAAGTTCAGCTTGAACACATGTATCGTCGCCAGTTGATGGGAAAATGTCTTTCTCGTTTTACTTGGGAGGGACTTCCTAACGGAATTGATCCACGTTTCATTGAAGCAACTATTTTCAACAACGGCTATTCCGTATTTTATTTCGATACATTGTTTGAGATGTTTATGGCTATGCCAGCAGCGATTTCTGGGCCGCTAGACATTCAGGACAATCCTACGGGATATCGCATCACCCGAAATGGTGTGTACTCACGCGAGGTCACTGCCGTCGACAGCGTGTGTATCTGGGGGAATCAGGTGCGAGAACCGGAGATTGACTTGGTTATCTCATATGCTGCCAGGCTTGCGCAGATTGACAGAACAATTGAAATTGATCTTCTCAATGAACGCAATCCTATGATTGTTGCTTGTTCACAGGACCAACGACTTACTATTCAAAATCTTATCTCTAAGATTTATGATGGCGAGCCGGTGGTTTGGGGTACCGAAAACCTCAGCATGGACAATCTTGCTAACACGATGGGTGTGTTTCCACTTAATCAGAACGCAGGGACTGGTGCCGTCTCATCTATTAAGCATATGGAATCTAAGTCTAAGATTTGGGGGGAGGCACTTACTATGCTCGGAATTATGAATGTTAATTCTGAAAAGCGTGAGCGTATGGTTGTTGAGGAAGCGGCGGCCAATTCAGGACAGGTTCTTGCGTCGCGTGAGTCGTTCATGAAACCAAGACAACTCGCTTGTGAACAGATCAATGAAAAGTTCGACCTAGAGGTGTCTTGCTCCTGGGCCGTTGATGATAACGCGTCTCCTAACATGAATGACTATCTGGCGACAGAAAACATCGGTACGTACGGAGAGGAAAATGGCAGTAGCAACAGTAATGCTTCGTGATGTTGTAAGACTCACGAATGATCATATTGGGCTTGATGATTATCCGATTTTTGATGAATCATATCGAAAAACATTAAATGATAGAATCAAACGTACTTACTGGCTACAAGAGATCGCACACGAAACTATCGACATCTTTATTTGGCGCTTGTCGCTTAAGATGGATCTAATTATGCCCCGCTATAATCGAATGTATTTAGCGGAAATACAGAATACCGATCCGCTAGACGGGAATCGCCACTACAACAAAACGGGGCAGGACGGCACGAGCCAAAATATGGGGACCAACAAGCAGTCTAGTACGGGGGCGGGCGAAAACACGTCCAAAGGTCGTACGGTTGGCTCTGATACTCCCCAGACTCGGCTGGCGGGTGATGGTGACTATGCTACGAGCATTAGCGACGCATCGACGTCTGGCACGTCAACATCGAAGAATGACTCAAGTAGTAATTCATCGTCTAATTCGTCATATAATAACAATCAGCGCTCCGAGTCGTGGGGATACTCGGGCAGCAAGGCCCGTGCTATCGCGGACTATAGAGGAACACTACTTAATGTTGATGACCTAGTTATCGCGGAACTTAGCGATCTTTTTCTAGGGCTGTGGGACGACGACTCTCCGCACACCCCTAATGGTTTAGTTAACGGATATTTTTACCCACTTGGAATTGGAGGATATTATGGCTACTGGTGATGACATTATTGGAAGCATTGATAATGCCTTGTGGCGCGTTCGTAGTCGTGGGGTTAATAATGTAACGCCGTTCACATATCGTGATGGGCTCACATACATCGATGTGCTTGAAAGGATTCGTCAGAGCGTTATCGAGCTTATTGAGTATGTCAATAAATTTGGCGATGACCAGGATAAGATCATCAATAACCTCAATAATACCGTCACTAACTTTATTGCTGAGGTCGAAAAAACACACGATGGTTGGAATAAGGAACTGGACGCTAAAAAGACGGCACTAGAAACGCTTATTGAGGACTTTAAGCACCGGCTTATTGACGCAGAATTTAAGAAGATTCCTGGCGACTATATTGAAGCGCCGCTGAAGTCACCAGTAGGAGAAAGGATTACGCTCCCGACCAGGACATGGGTAGAAAACTTCAGAAACACAACTAACAACACTATTGATGTCTTTAAGCAGAAAACGGCTGAGGACTTCAAAAAGTACTACACAAAGACGGAGGCTGAAGCGCTGTTCCTTGAGGACCCGAAACTTAATGAGGGGGTTGTTTTCGGTTCGTCTAACGCAACAATCGAAGCTAGCCGTTGGACAGAAAAACTCTGCCAAGAACTAGGACTTAATCCCAATGTGTACGCAATTGGTGGTGGGGGATTTACATCTACCGCAGACAATGCTTTTATCACACAGGTAAACAATGCGATTCAAGGCATGTCTGAGGACCGTCGACGTCATACTAAATATGTGTTTGTCATTGACATGCTTAATGATATTCGAGCGCAAAACAGTGTTCTCGAGCCCGCAAAAACATTTTTCAGGCGCGTTAGGGAGGGATTTCCGAACGCTGAAATTAAAGTGCTTCCAGTTATTCTAAATGAATCTTCGCTCAATAATGATATACATATTGCGTGGTCATGTGTGTCCAGGACATACGAGTGCCTCATGGCCGCCAAGCCCTACAGCGTTGCTATCGCAGAGGGGTCACGCACATGGGCTCGCATGGGTAAAAACTACGCTGCCGCATGGGACCAGGGGGCCGACAACGTACACATGACAGACGCCGGATATACACACATTAAGGAGTTGTTTAAGTGTTGGCTTAATGGTGGAAGTTCCTGGTTTAACCCTCCGGCTGAAAACCTCTATCCCCTGTCGGCACCGGCTGTCGACCGAAACCATAACTATTTAAATTGTGAGCGCGATCGCGACTGGGTATCTATCCACGGAACATTCAGGATTGGAGGTAATAACGCCGGATACGATACCAAGCTTATGGATACTCCTGGCTGGGCTAGACCCTATGACGGCGTAAGTTGCCCCATCATTGGCAATGACCGTACGTATAAATATATTTACACCAACCAAAATGGGGGACTTTATGCTGGAGATATTCTTTCCGCTAATCAGACATATCAGGTGAATTTCACATACAAGATCTGGTGAGACTGTGGCGCCTACCCTAATGTACAATTAGGGTAGGCGCTTTGTACTGGAGGAATTATGGCATGGGATGAGACTGCGAAAAGAGTGGCTGTTAAAGCGATTGGTCAAGTCGAGTCGTCGATGAACTATTCTGCAATCAATTATAGTGATCCCATTACGGTCGGAATAGCGCAATGGTATGGGACGCGGGCCGCGGCGATTCTCAATCGAATTAAAGTAAGGTACCCGTCTGAGTATGCACGCGTAGATAATGAGTTTAGGTCCAGACTTGATTCTGTGCCGGAAAACAATTCCTCATGGAACACCTATTACCTCAGTCGTCAGGCTGGCGACAGCCTTCGGGGACTGCTGATCGCGGGGAGGTCCGAGCAGGATGCTCAAGTGGTTGAGGACCTACAGTCATACTTCTCTGTGGCAAAACAATATAGAATCAGTCCCGAGAATGATACGGACGCGTTTATCCTCTGGTGCGTAGCATATCACCAGGGGCCCCGATACGCATTGCAGGTAGCCAATAATTATGGGGGTGGGGGCCTGAACGCAATGTTTTCCGCTATTATGGGTAACAGCGTGCTGGGTCAGTATAAAAACCGTTACACGCAGGCTCGTGACATTATTTCAAATAAAGACAGTGCTGGGGTGGGAGTTGGAAATAATGTCGCTCCAACCCCCGGAAACAATAACGGTGGGGGAGAAAACTCTCAACAAGTAACCGTAAGTGGCGGAGAAGTTGTGGTCACGGCTGACGACTCGAACATCCTGACGATGACCTCAAGATTCGGAACTGCCCGGCTATACTCATACGGGCATAATTTATGGCGAACAAACCTATCTGCAATTCAACAAAACGTGGGTGGGGGGCAGACCCCCCAGGGCAGCGGAGGCGGAGGTGGGGGCGACACTCCCCCATCCCCAGGAGGTGCCAGCAAGGGCGAGCAGGCGCTCGCATGGGTGCTTGCTCGCCTAGGAAAATTCGCGTACCTACAGGGAGCGGGGAGACTGGATCCTGACCACTCTGGCGTCACCGACTGTAGTGGTCTCTGCTATGCGGCATACAAGTACACCACCGACACCTTTGTTGGGACCTGGACGGGTGACCAATATTTCAGAGGAGCAGAGCCTTTCCCTCGACGCGGCGGGGCTATGACGACTGCCGAGAGAAGTCAGTTACGACCCGGAGACATGATTGTTATGGCGTGGAAATCAACGGGGTCTGTATACCCTGAGACAGACCACGTAGAAATGGTTGTAGACTCGAACACGCTTGTAGGACACGGAGGCAATCCGTATTATGGTCCCGTTAAGAAATCTATTGACATCCTGAGCGCTACGCGATGGTGGACAGTAAGGCGACACGAATGAAAAAGAAATTCTCGTACTACAATTTTTCTAAAGTGCTCTCATATGCAGGAGTATTTAACATGATTATGGGGGCCCGCGGTCTTGGTAAGACATACGGGGCCAAAAAGATCGTTATTAAGAACGCCATCAACAAAGGGCAACAGTTCATTTATCTTAGGCGCTACAAGACCGAACTTAAGGGTCGAGACAGTTTCTTTGCAGATATTCAGCATGAATTTCCTGACGAAGAATTCCGTGTCGTAGGGCAGTATGGCCAGCGCAAGGTAGGAAAGAAGTGGGATACTATTGGATACTTTATCCCCCTGTCCACGGCGCAGGCCAATAAGTCAATTGCTTACCCCAGTGTCTACACAATTATCTTTGACGAATTTATTATCGATAAAGGGTCACTGAGATATCTTCCTGACGAAGCCAAGGCGTTTATGGACTTTTACTCCACTGTCGACCGATACCAAGATCGTGTACGCGTGCTTATGCTAGCTAACGCCATTAGCATCATGAACCCATATTTCATTAGATTCCATATCGAACCCCGGGAGGGGATCAGTCGTCATGCAGACGGATTTATTGTTACCGACTTCGTTGACAGCGAGCAATTCCAGTCAGAGGTAGCACACACTCGATTCGGATCATTTGTTATTAATTATGCAGAAGATTATGCTGACTATTCCATCTCAAACAAATTCGCAGACAATTACGACGATTTTATTATGCGAAAAACCGGGAGGGCTCGATACGCATTCTCACTCAGGTGTCCCGAAGGAGAAATCTCTATTTGGATTGACGGCGGCACATGGTTCGCCCAGAGGAGACAACCTCGAGGGAACCTGGTAAGATGGGCCTATAAGGTGTCTGACCTACGTGAGGGAGAGAGGTTGCTCGTATATGGCGACAAGGTGCTTAGTATCATGCGAAGCACATATCGAAAAGGACGACTTTTCTCCGACTCACCTGAAACTAGAAATATGTTCGCTGAAATCTTTGTCCGATGATTAACCTTGGTCCTACAACCATTGACGTTGCTCTTGTGTTTGGAGTTGTCTCTCTTATTGCGATTGTAGGTAGATTCATTTACAGCATTACGCGATTCATGGATCATCTGTCCTGCATGCTAAATGCGTGGGATGGAAGCGGTGATAAGCCTGGAGTTCTAGACCGGCTTAATGATATTGAGGAAAATATAAAAGACATTCAATATCACGTCAAGCCAAATCATGGCAAATCAAGCGTAGACGTACAGAACCGTCAACTAAAAGAAATCATTTCCTATTTAAAGGAGAAAAACAATGCCTGAGCACGAAGCCCCCAAGCCGCCTTTCATTCCCGATGCATACCGGCTATGGCTCTACGTCGTCAGTGCCGGAATCCTTGTCTGCCTTGCCGCCTGGGGCCTCATCGACGGCGACAAGATGGCGGCACTCAATTTCCTTTTCGCTGCATTCTTCGGAATCGCCGCAAATAACACACCTCGAGGAGATAATGTCTAATGGTTACTCGCGCAGACATCATCTCTGCCGCTAAAGCGGAAATTGGATACTCCCGATGGGCGGATAAGGAGCCCGGAACCAAGTACGGGCGCTGGTACGCCCAAATAACCGGATCACCGAGTTTCGGTGCCAGCGGCGTCCCCTACTGCGACATGTATGTATCCTACATCCTCTACCACGTCGGAATCATCTGGCTAAGCGCATACGTCCCCGGACGTGAATCTCAAGCCCGCGAACGCGGACTACTTATTGATAAATGGGATATCCGCCCAGGCGATATGCTCACGTTTGACTTTGACGACGACGGTATCGCAGACCATATCGGAATCTCCACCACGGCCCCCTACGGCACCAAAATTGATAGCGTTGAAGGGAACACTACCTGGGGCTACAGCGAGCCTCAGGGAAACGGTGGAGTCGTCATGAATAAGCAGCGCAATATGGCCGACGTGCGCTACGGAATTCGAGTAACAGACGACAATGCCGGAATCAGTAGCGGTGGAGACATCCGAGAAATTCAACGAATTCTCGGCGCCGTACAAGACAATATCCTCGGCACTGACACCGAAAAACGAATGTGCGCCGTCATCAAGGCCAGCAACTGGGGAGGCGTCGAGTTCCCCTGGGGCGTCGCCTACACACAGCAAGTCATAGGCACCACACCAGATGGTGTGTGGGGCGACGCCAGCATGGCAGCCCACGATCGCGTTGTTGAAGCGCTCCAGCGAGCACTCGGAGTCGACGACGACGGCATATGGGGCCCTGAGACCTGGGCCGCCTGGGAGCGACTAGCCCGCACCGCAGAACGCCCATAATAAACAGTTAACCCCGGAAGGAACCAACCACTTCCGGGGTTAACTATTTCCTCACATATCAAGTGCTGTCAAATCAACTCCAATCGACTCGAGACATTCATAATAGAATTTGCGGCATTTCTCTGCACTGTTATGACCAAAGCGTTTAATGGTGCTGTGTCCAAACAACTTATCTAAAAAGACCACACGATTGTCAGGCCAACCATAAACATCGAGACGATAAACGGGTCCGTCAATCAGAATTCGATCACGCCTGACAGCAATGATATAGCCCGGGAGTTGGTCGACTAGATTAATTTGCTTAGCAAATTCCTTGAAGTGGCGCATTAAAACGCTCCCATACTTTCTAGTCCGAGAAACAGTAGTGCTAGATTTCGTTCCTCTAGGCTATTATAATAGGTAATCGTTCCGCTTTGTGTCTTAAAAGGATTCCAAATTTCCACACAATAGTCGCTAATCAAACGAAATGCAGTATAACCACAATAAAGAATATTAGCACCCCCAGAGGTATAACACTCACGCATTCCACGCGACCTCAAGAGACGTTTAACCTTAGACGTCGAAATGCCACTAATTTGAGTCATCACACTCACACTCACACTTCAACAATTCAACCAGCACCGCTGCCCGGTCCGAAGTGTCATTAAGGTTCGTGTGCTTAATATACCATTTACTATCGCCCGTGCGCTCAAGAATTGTCTGCATTGTTGCTTTCCTTATCTGTATCATTAATGAAACTAACAATTGAGTGAAATAGGCAGTCTGTCTCTCCTGTCTCACTAATAACATTAAATTTCTTTTTCTTATAAACCACAATCCAAGACATAAATGATCCAACTTCCCTAACACTTAGTGTAATGTTAGGTGTCTTGACTATAATGTCATTTCCTTCGCTCGCATATCCAATTATGTCGTTAACTAACCATTTAAGTGAATTATTCATGATTTCTTACCACACCATTTTCAATTCCTGTATTACTTGAAATTATATTATCAATCGAAATTATGTGGTATTCCTTCGACCCATCCCTCCAATAATGTATACGCCCCATATCCTTATAATATGCAATATGATATCCATACAACAAAATATACGCAATAAAATTAGACACCTTCCAATTAGTAAGAGCAACATAATCGTCGCCCTCACCATGATTAGACCTACGCTTCACAGCCTATCTCCAATCCAAGCAAGCAACTCCCACTGAGAACCAACCACATACGTACGCCCCACACTCTTCACCACCCAACGTCTAAGTCCAACCCTACGAACGAACGCCTCACCACTCCCATAAGAAATAATGCCCGCTCGCTTTGTAGGAGACGTAAAACAAACACTAATTCCCGCCGCATC